GGCGGCCCGCCCCGGCCCGGACAGCGACGGCGCCGGCTCGGCGTCGGTCCACAGGTCCGGGCGTTCGACGACCAGCGGGTGGTCGTTGTCGGCGGCCTGGCCCTCGTGCAGGACCATGGCACCCTGCGACCAGGCAACGTACCCAGACACCCTTGCGTACTTCACGATGCTCTCCTCTCGGACTGGAGGTGGCTGTCCGCCGGCGCCGCGGTCCGAGCGCGGCGCCGGCGGAGCTTGCGTCAGGCGGACCGGTTGACCAGCAGCCGGAACGCGCCGGGGACGATCGCGTCGGCGCCGACGCGGGCCCACGCGAACCAGCCGCGCTGCCCGGTCGGACGGTTGTTCGTCACGTCGAACAGCAGCGGCACGAACTCGACCGTCATCCCGGCGCGCTGCGCCACCAGGTACTGGTCGAAGTCGCCGACGGCCAGCAGCGCCTGCGTGCCGGTGCCGGTGGTCGTCCCGTTCATGTAGTCGTTCATCGGGTACTCGCGGCCGAACAGGCGCGGGATCGCTTCCTCGGTGATGTTGACCGTGAAGTTCGGGTCCACCGTGCCCAGCTGCCGGATCGCGTTCTGCACGCCCGTCGACGACATCCACGCGCATTTCGCCTTGCGCCGCCACTTCACCGGCAGCGCCGCCCACAGGGCGTAGATGTCGGCGCCGGCGATGACGCTGGCCGTGGTCAGTTCCCGCTCCGACGTGGTCGTCGCGTCGAGCTTGCCGATCAGACCGAACGGCTCGTTGTTGTTGCCCGTCGACAGCGTCAGCTTCTGCGCGAGCAGCTCGTCGTAGCCCTCACCCAGGAGCGTGGACATCTGCTCGGCGAAGCCCGGCCAGTCCATGCCGACCTCGATGCTGAACGGGATGAACCCGTCGGCACGCTTCGTCGTGACCGTCGGCTGCCCGATCGTCGGCGAGTTGTCCGACGTGGTGGCGCCCTCGGCGTTGAACTGCCAGCTGACGCCGGCCGAGGTGACGCCCTTCCACTCGTCGTTGGTGATCGTCTCGATCCGGGCCAGCCGCAGGATGTCGTTCGGGGATCCCTGTGCGGTCAGGATGATCGTCGGGTCGATCAGGACCGGCACCGCGAACCCGCCGGACGCGTCGGTGCCGATCGACATCGCACGCTTGATCAGCTTCACCTGGGCGATCGCCCGGGCCTCGTCCGACGTGAACGCCGGCGTCGCGCTGCCGGCCACCTTCTGGAACGCGGTCCGGTAGTGCGGGTTCTCCGTGGCCAGCAGCAGCCGGCCGATCAGGTCGCCGTCGGTGTCGCCGTCGCGGGTGCGCAGCAGCTTGTGGACGCGTTCCTTCTGGTCGGTCCGCAGGTGGGCCGCGCCCACCGGGTCGTCGGCGACCTTCAGCGACCGGTTCAGGACGTGGCGCTCGTCCATCGTGCGCACGTCCTCGGCGAACGGGTCGTCGGACCGCGGCGCGACCTCGACCGAGTTCCACTTCGCCCGGGCCTCCTGGACCCGCTGCAGCCGCACGAGCCGCTTCTCCTGCGCGGTCAGCCGGGTGTGCTCGCCGTCGAGCTCGTCCCAGGTCGTGCGCTGCTCGTCGTCGAGTTCGCCGTCGCCGGCCTCGTCGTTGATGGCCTCCATGAGCGAGGTGATCTCGCTCATGCGTTCCCGGATCTCCTCCAGGGTCGGCGCGCCACCCCTTACGAGGTAGATCGGCCGGCCGTCACTCCTCGTGCCGATGCTCGGCAGAGGCTCCTGTTTCGACATCGCTGCTCCGTCGGATCGCGTTGAGCCGCATAGCCCGCAGGCGTGCGGCTCTGACTGGGAGTGCGAGTCCTTCGGCCACCGTGCCCGAGTCGGTCGGTCGCCCTGTGCCCCGAGTCTTGCGAGCGGGTGCGGGCAGATCCTCTGAGCGGGGTTGGCTGGTTCCTCGGAGCGCGAGTGCTTGGCTGCGCATCCGCTCCACCTGGGCGGGGTTGCGCCTGGCGAGCATCTCATAGAACGCGTCGGTCCCGGAAGCGCACCGCTGTCGTGCGCTGTTCATCGAGGTCGACGCCGTCGGTGACGCGGGCCACGTGACCGGGCCGGCCTCCAGGGTGTGGGTCTCCTTGATCGTGCGTTCCGGCAGGCCTTCCGGGTTGTGGTCCGACGCCTCCGGCTCCCGGTCCCACGACTCCTTCGTGACCCGGAACATGAACGACGCGCCGTACGCGTTGCGCTTCAGCCCGGGCAGCAGATCCCGGTTGTACGACGTGTCCCACAGCCGGACCGTGTTGACCGGGCTGTCGGCTTCCTCCCGGCTTGCGGTGATGTCGCCGAGCAGCTTGTCGCCGATGTTGAAGTCCATGCCGTGGTTGAACAGGGTCTTCATCTCGTGCGACTGTTTCGGGTCGTTGTGCTGCGCGATCGTACGCTTGAACGCGCCCGGCACGGTCCGCTCGAGGAACCGGCCCTCCCACCACGAGTTGATCTCGTACCAGGTGTTGAACGGCGAGAACCGCACGTCCATCGTGCCCAGCGAGTCCTCGTCGTCGACGCCGTCCGCGCGGAACACGACGGGCGTGATCACGTACCGGACAACGTCGAGCTGGTCCACGCCCGGCGCGGGGCCGAGCACATCAAGGCTGTCGTTCACTGGCTCGGCCCTCCAGGGTCGGACGGCGTGGTGCCGCCGTTGGGTTGGTTGCCCCACTCGACCGGGGGCATGTCCTCGTCGCGGCGCACCTCGTTGATGACCTTCCACCGGTTCTGCAGCGCCGACGCATGCGCCTGGTACCGCGCCAGGGTGGTGGTCTCCAGCAGCGCGTCACGGTTCAGCCGGGCCACCTGCGGCCGGGGCAGCATCGCCGACAGCAGCCGGTCGGCGCGGCGCAGCCACTTCCCCAGCGCGTACACCAGCAGGTGCACGCTGCGGTCCGACACGTTGGCGTACGTCAGGCTGCTGCCCTGCTGGGTGTAGCCGAGGAGCTCCGCGATGCCGGGTCCGAAGATCCGCGCACATTCCGCCGCGGTGAACCCGCGCGACTCGAGGAACTGCGACTCCTCCGGGTTGATCGGGATCGGCGTGTACTTCCAGCCCTTCCCCATCACTGCCGGTTCCCGCGAGCCGCGCACCGAGGCCATAAACCGCTCCTTGATGCCCTGCGCGACCTTCGGGTCGTTGATCTCCTTCTCGTCGTTCGTCAACACCGCCCCGGGGAGCCCGCCGTCGGAGAAGTACTGCTTCCCGAACCTCGTCAGCGTCAGCGTCAGCCCAAGATCGGCGGCGTGCGCGGTGACCGGCGACAGACCCAGCAGCGTTCCCGGCACCGGGTTGACGCGCCGATGCCACATCCGGCCGTCCGGGACCCGCTCACCGTTGACGGACCAGATGACCTTGCCGTCGTCCATCCGCGCCGACACCTTGTCCGGATGGTGCAGGTCGACCTGGGTGGGAAAGTCGAACCGGGACTCGGCCAGGATGTCGCCGTACAGGTTCCCGCGCAGCAGCCACGACTCGATGGCCATGTACAGCCAGTCCTCACGCCCATGCCCGTCGCCGGCCGGATCTTCCAGATAGCTGGGCGTGGCGACCTTCCGGCGGTTCTCGCCGGTGCCGGAGTAGACGTCGAGCGGAAGCTCCGAGGTCATCGAGGCGATCAGGTCGACCGCGGTCCGCACCGCGATCGACTGCATGCTCGACTCGAGGGAGTTCACCTGGACGTCGGCGTAGCTCGACGTCGCCGACGTCGACCAGGGCAGCGGCCACGTCACCGCCCGCTGCCCTTCCATGGCCGGCCGGCGCCGGAACCACAGACTCACGGCATCTTCCGGTCCAGCGCCAGCGCGAACAGTCCCAGCGTGATCAGGAACAGCGGCCTGTACATCTGACCCAGGCCCGCGGCCAGCATCAGCGCGCCGGCCGCGCCGGGCAGCGTCCGCACGACGGTCCCGGCCCGGTCCGCGGCGGCGAGCGCAAGGCCGCGGCCCCGCCGTACGACAGTCGCGAACACGCTCACCGCACCCCCAAGATGATCACTTTTGCGGACCAGGGTATTACCACACGTCGCCAATCTTGTCCTCCACCTCGGCAACCGACTTCACGTCATGGCCGTGCATCGCCAGCGCCACCCCGTACAGCGGGCACAACACCGCCTCCGAACCCTTCTTCACGAACACGAACGACCCGTTGCCCAGGTCGAGTTTCCGCGCCCACGACACCGCCGAGTCCAGGTCCTCCTGCCCGAGGTGATGCACCCGCACCCCCGGCTTGGCCTCCTGCCCGTCGGCGTCCTCGAGGACGACCGGCGCCTCCTCGCCGGTCGCGTCGTAGAACCGGCCGCACGCCCCCGCCACCTCCCGCTGCGACGGCGTCGTCACGTCGATGCCCCGCTGCCGCAACGGCACGATCAGCGACTGCGCCGGCCTGGACGGGTCCACGACCACCGTCCACGGGTTCTGCGTCCCGACGAGCTCCACCATCCGCGGCTCGAGCCAGTCCAGGCCGACGACGTCCCGCGGGATCCGGAACCCCGGCTCGACGACCTCGACGTGCCAGTCGCCGTCCGCGCGCCGCCCGGCCGCCGTGATCCACGCCGCGGACCGGTCCTCAGCCACCTCCGCCGACAGCACCGGCCGGCCCACAATCTCGGAACGGCTGTCCCGCAGCCGCTCCCACGTCTCCTGCCGGACCAGCTTCCACCGCGGCGTCGACGCCAGCGGCTCCCACCCCAGGTACTCCGCCTCGAAGTCGACGAGGTCAAAGGCCTCGAAGTCCTCCCGGACCGTCTTCTCCGTCACCGTGTACCCCAGGCCCGGCATGCACGACCACCACGTCTGCGGGTCCGCCGGGTCCAGGCCGGGCGCCGCGGAGAAGTCGAAAAACGCCGTCCCCCGCCGCACGCCGGCGTCGACCCGGGCCCGGCCGACCTGCCGCTTGTGCGCCAGCCACGGCCACGTCCCCGGCAGCGCCCGCGACAGCCCCGGGATCATCGACACCGCCCACAGCTGCTTCCACGGCCGGGTCATCATCGCCGGGCGCATCCCCAGCTCCGTGCGGGAGTCCTCCCGCGACCACGCCTCGTCGATCACGCCCAGGTCCAGGGTGTCACCGGTACCGCCGGTCTTGCCCGTCGTCGACCCCGGCGCCCACATCGACCCGTTCGCCCAGACGAACGCCTCCATGTTCTGCTGCAGCCGGGCCCGGAACTCCCGCCGGAACCGCGACGCCTTCAGCCGCTCGACGTGCACATCCCGCCACTTCTTCCGCGCATCGTCGGCGGTCTGCGCCGTGTAGAGCACCCGCTGCGGCCCGGGCGCCGGCACGTCATGCCCGAACTGGCGCCGCGACCACTCGGCCAGCGCGTCATCGAACCCGACGCACCGGTGCGTCATCACCGGCAGCAGCAGCTCCGTCTTACCCGTCGCCTGCCGCGGCCCGATCACAATCACCTCGGAGTACGCCAGCAGCCCCGTGTCCGGGTCGATCTCGAACGCGACGTCGAAGATGTGCTGCTGGTGCGGCATCGGCGGCTTACCCAGCCGGGCCGCGACCTCCGCCACCTTCGGTCCCAGCGTCGGCCGCTCGGGGCTGCGGGCCGTCCCATACAGGGGTGGACAGGTGAGCCGCCTGCCCGTCGTCGTCGCTGTCACCGCCAACCTCCGTCATCAGGCTTGTCAATGTCTGCCGCAGTTCCTGGTTCAGCCGGGAAAGTTTCGCCAGGTCAGAGCCGTCGTACTCGTCGTAGGCATGCGCCAGCTTCAATATCATCTGCGCAAGCGTTGCGCGGGCGCCGACATCCAGC